GATCCCAGGATCGCGCGGCTCCAAGTTTAAAAAGAAAATCGATGGCACCGTGGAGCTAAGAGAATGACGCAGACAGAACGCGCCACCATAGCCCTTCTCCGCCGCAGAGAGGCGCATAAGGCAGAACGAGCATACCTAGCCGCCAAGCGAGACCACAAGGCGTCTCAGGCGCTCTACAGGTCGTGGGTCGTTGCGAAGGCTCGCCTCGCGCAGGCGGAGGCGGCCCTTTGAGCGACTTCTACAAAATGGATCCAGGCGCGTGGGACCACGGGACCGCCAACCTCTCACTCGAGGAGGAGGCGGCATACCTTCGGATCGTCAACGCGATCCACAAAAACAAGTCGCCAGTGCCGAACAATGTGCGCGTTTGGGCGGGCCTTTTTCGGTGCTCAACACGCAAGGCCAAAGCGCTTTTGGATGCGCTTGTGGCGGCCGGAAAAGTGCAGATTACCGACGCTGGCGTAGTGAATGAACGCGCCATTTCAGACTTGGTTCACCGTGGTTTCGTCTCGGTTTCGAGGGCCGAAAGTGGAGCGAAAGGTGGGCGAACGCGTGCTGAGAACGCGCGTAAAGCATTGAAAGATAAAGATACCACTCAAGCAAATGCTTCAACCAGAGAAGAGAAGAGTAGAGTAGAGACAGAAGATACTGGCGTATCTTCTGTAACGCGCAAGCGCGCGACGCGAATTCCAAAGAATTGGGTGCTTCCCAAAAGCCTCGGTCAGTGGGCCGTTGAGCAAGGGGTCCCTGAGGCCACTGTCAGGTTTGAGGCTGACAGGTTCAAAGACTACTGGACCAGCAAAAGCGGAAAAGATGCAAGCAAACTCGATTGGGACGCCACGTGGCGGAACTGGATAAGGAAATGGATGGATGACAACAAACAGCTTAGCCGAGCTGCCCGACCACAACAGCGATCCGGTCCTCACAGCACGCTCTATGCGGGCTTCGGCGCATACGCCGCTGAAGACGATGGACGAAGCCCAGAGCGCCCTGAGGGCATGCGAGACGTTACGCCGCCCGGTGGAGAGAGCATGGCTTATGGGCAGGGTGGCAACTCTTCTCAGCCATTTCTACGTCTCGCCCATGGCGGAGGCTGAGGTGAAAGCCGTAGCGGCAGATTGGGCCGATGCGTTGGGTCATTTCCCACAGTGGGTCGTCGAGGAAGCGTGTAGGGATTACCTACGCGAAAACGACCGCAAGCCAACTATCGCGGCCATTCGGAAGCTCTGCCAGCATCATTTCGCAGTTGTCGAGTTCACTCGGCAGAAGGCTATGCGCGGACCGGTGGCGGAGGATGTTCGCGAGCCTATTAGCGAGGAGGAGCAGGCGGTGATGCGGGATCGGATTACAAAAGCTGGCGAGGAGTGGTTGTCGTCACGGAAGGTCGCAGAATGACCCAGTTCATGCAGGTGTTTGCAATCCGCCCTAACTCTGCTCGCCAAGCAGAATTGCTTGAGGGATACCTTGCTGCAGAGACGGCGCGAATGGCAGCTAAAGAGGCCGGGCGGCATGCGCACGCTAGCCATCGCGTGTCGGGTGGCGGCAAAAGCAACGCACAGCGGCAGCGTTTTAACGAACGCCTAAGCCAAGCTGCAACATACATCCGACAGCGCGGCACAGTTGCGGGAACCGATGACCTCAGCAAGGCGCTTGGTTGCACCCCGTCTACAGCTCGCGAGCATGTGCATCGGCTGAAAGAAATGGGTCTGGTCACAACGCAGATCGTTCGCGACGGCCGGCGCCATCTCCTCTACGCAACCTGGCTCGGCGCCACGGCCTAAGGACATGTTCGACATGCCAGCAACAGAACGAGCAGACTATCAGCAGCTTCCCAAAGCGCGCCTTCCCGAAACCTCGATGGAAGAACGCGCCGTTCGGTGGATCATGCAAAACCATGATATGTCTTACCCGCAAGTAGCTGCTTTGTTCGGCGTGTCCGCAAACTCGATCCGGTCGCGAATTGAATATCGCTACGGCAGCCTTGCTACAGCGCGCCATTACGCAATGACGGAGGGGATGTGATGTGTGTGCCGCCGCCCTTTTTGCTGGCCGACGCGCGCCAAGCGTTCGCCATCGAGCGACGAATGTATCGTGAAATGCTGGAGGCAGGTGCTGTGCGCAACCATGGCGACAACGGCGCATTCGTCGTGCCTCGTGCTGGCTTCCCCTACGGATACGCCATCATCGTCCCTAGAACCTCCACAGTTCCCCGTACAGGAGCGAAGCGCACATGACTGAAGGTCGTGATCCGGCCAATGGTCACTTTCTCCCAGGCAACAGCCTGTGGAGGACGCGCAGCAGTGCTGGACCAAAACCAAAGTTTGAAGCGCCTGAAGACTTGGCCGCAGCGTGCCAAGAGTATTTCGACTGGGTAGAGCAAAACCCGCTCTACGAAGCGCGCCCCATGAAAGGTGAAGGCGGATCAATAGAGATGGTCCAGGTGCCTAAGATGCGGATTATGACTGTTGGGGGCATGTGCATTTTCCTCGATATTGCCCGATCCACATGGGATCATTGGAAGGCAAACCGTTCGGATTTGTCGGCAGTCATTTCCTGGGCGGAAGAAATTATCACTGCGCAGAAACTCGAAGGCGCTGCCGCAGACATGTTGAACGCCAACATCATCTCACGTTTGCTGGGCTTGGCAGACAAGAAAGAAACCGATCACACCATGAAACGTATTGAGCGCGTTGAGCACGTGATACTTCCTGCTGTCGATCACAAAATGAAAGATGTGACGCCAGAGGCAGAAGAGTGAAAACCACTTTTCGGAACGAAATTATTCCTGTCTTTGCTCCGCTATGGTCACAAGAAGCCGAAGGCGTGCGTTACCTTGGCGCGTGGGGTGGGCGAGGTTCCGGAAAGTCTTGGGACAGGGCGCGTCATGCGGTTGTCAAAATGGCTACCGAGCAAGACTTTCGCATCGCCTGCGTGCGTGAGGTTCAGAAATCCCTGAAAGACTCGGTTCATCAATTGCTCGTGGACACAATCAAACGTGAGGGCCTGGAGGGCCAGTTTGAAATCACAGAGCGCGCCATCCGCAACGTTCTTACGGGTGGATACGCCATTTTTATGGGCATGAGGGATCAGTCAGCGGAAGCTGTGAAGTCGCTTGAGGCCATGGATTGTGCGTGGGTTGAGGAAGCGCAGAACATGAGCCAACGGTCATTGGAGGTTTTGCGACCCACAATCCGGAAGCCCAATTCTCAAATCTGGGCGACGTGGAACCCGCGCTTCAAGCATGATCCCATCGACAAGCTATTGCGCCAGGCAAGAGCCACGGAAAGCGAGAGGGTTGTCGTTAAGGCCAATTGGAACACCAACAACTTTATCTCCGACAGGCTAAAGCGCGAGCGCCAAATTGATTTGAAGGAGAACCCAGAGCGCTACGACCATGTATGGGAGGGCGCGTATGAAAGCGAGAGCGACACGCAATTTATCACCGGTTCCGTCGTGGCCAAGGCTCGTGAAAGGAGCTTTTATGTGGATGCGTCCGATGTGTGCATAGTGGGCGTAGACATAGCGCGGTATGGCGATGACAAAACGGTCATTAAGGCCCGCCGTGGGGACGATGCCCGATCAATGCCTGCGATAGTCCTAACCAAGATGGATACCATGCAGGTCGTGGGCCGCGTTATGGAATTAGCCGAGGAAGTTGTGGCCGATGCGATATTCGTAGATGAGACGGGCATGGGTTCTGGCGTTGTGGACCGGCTTAACCAGCTCACTGACATCGCCATAGGCGTGAACTTCGGCGCCAAGTCCGATCATTATGTGCAAGGCTTGCCGAAGTCATCCAACAAACGAGCCGAAATCTACACTAAAATGCGCGAGCACTTGCGCAAGTCCCTGGCAATTGAAGATGACGATGAATGGGAGCGCGACCTGACAGGGCCGCTTTACAGTTTTGACGTGAACAACGCACTGCTGCTTGAAAAGAAAGATGACATGCGCAGACGTGGCATCCCAAGCCCTGACCGGGCTGACGCGCTTGCTCTGACCTACGCTTGGCCTGTCACGAGGCGCACCATGCTGCAAGAACGCGAGGCACAGAGTGGCGCGGACAGTTATGACCCCGTTTGGTCAAACCTCTGAGCCACCATAAACGTCAGTGGACCCTGGTGGTAATTAGCGGAACTACATGGACAACTGAGTGAACCCCTATGGCCACGATTGATCACGCGCGCAACGACAACGGATCGTTTACCTGGGAAGGCCTAACGGGCTCAGACGTTGGCGCAGACCTTAACGTCCCTCGCGGCGCAATCATCACGACGGTTCAATTGACGGGAACGTTCGGCGGCACAGTGCCTATTCAAGGCACGGTTAATGGGGTTGATTGGTTCACGCTGACAGACGCGCAGGGCAATGCTGCCGAAGCCACAGCTGCATCAGCAATTGAGTTGACAACCGCGGCGCGCGCCATCCGTCCTTCTGCGGGTGCTGGCGTCAGCGACGTTGACGTGCACGTTGCAATTTCCGCCTAGGGCCACCATAAACCAGGGCTTTGGCCACTGATACTTTGCCGCAAAAGGCAACTTATCGAGCAGGCCAAACATGTGCATGAGAACGCCTAAGGTCTCTGACCCTGTGCAATACCAGCAGTCTCAGGATCCCGTTTACCGTGAAGCGACAAGCTCACCAAGCACGACCCGTGGCCGGCGTTCTACGATCCTATCTTCGTCTTCGTCTGGCAGCACCTCAACCCTTGCCACACGCATTGGCGAAGCGTCTGTCGCGCCCAAGCGCACCGTCCTCGGTGGCTGATGGACAAGTCCGACAAGGATATCATCAAGGCGCTAGACCAGCGCAAATCGTCCATGGACGCGGAATATGCGCATTGGGAGCCGCATTACCGTGAAATCCGTGACGCGATCATGCCAGCGCGTGGTCGGTTTTCTTTGGGTGAGCGCAAGAAAAACGCGACGCTGAACCGCAAGATCATTGACAGCTCCGCCGGTCGCGCGCTGCGCACGCTTCGTGCTGGCCTTATGTCGGGCATGACCTCGCCCTCTCGCCCGTGGTTTAAGCTTGGGCTCTATGACGAGGGGCTTGAGGACAACCCAGCAGTCAAGCAGTATCTCGAAACCGTCCAGCGCCGCATGTACGCGGTCCTGCGTGGCTCCAACATGTATCGGACCTTTGACGCCTGCTACGGCGACATGGGTCTCTACGGTACGTGGTCGGGGCTGATCGTCCCGTCTTTCGAGGACATCATCCGCGGCATTGCGATGCCGATGGGGTCCTATCGGATTGCGGAGGATGACGAAGGCAATGTCAGCAACTTGCATTACGAGTGCCGCCGGACGGTCAGCCAGGTTGTCGAGGAGTTTGGCCTAGAGAACTGTTCCTCGCGCGTACAAACGGCCTTTAAGAACAACCAGATGGGCGATTGGGTGGACATGTACCACGCCATTGAGCCTCGGCGCCAGCGCGATCCCATGTCGCCCTACGCCGTCGATATGCCCTGGGCCTCCTACTATTGGGAGCAGGATCAGACCGACAAGCTGCTTGAAAAGTCCGGGTTCCGGTTCAATGCCATTCTTGGGCCTCGCTGGGAAAGCATGCTGGGCGAAACCTATTCGGTATCTAGTCCCGGCATGCTGGCGCTTGGCGACTGTCTTCAGCTTCAACAGCAGCAGCGCGACAAGCAGATCGCAATCCAGCTCATGGCGCGTCCGCCCATGCAGGCGCCTGGCAGCTACAAGAAAGGCTTCCGCGCCGTTCCTGGGCACGTCCACTACGTGGACAGCCAAGAACTTCAGAAGGGCGGCCTGCGCCCGACACACGAGGTTCGGCCCGACGTCAATGCCCTAATCATGGATATTCAGGAGACGCGGCAGCGAATTTCTGAGGCGTTCTTCGAAGACCTGTTCATGCTCACCATCCAGTCAGACCGGCGCAACATCACCGCCACGGAGATTGCCGAGCGGCATGAGGAAAAGCTGATCGTCTTGGGACCGGTCCTTGAGGCGCTGGACTACGGTCTCCTGCAGCCGGTCATTGAAACCACTTACGGCTACATGCAAGAGGCGCGTGTGCTGCCAGAGGCTCCCGAGGAGTTGGAGGGCATGGCGCTTAAGGTCGAGTACGTTTCGCTGCTGGCGCAGGCCCAGAAAGCAGTGGGCGTGGCTGCCATTGAGCGGACGTTGGGCTTTGCTGGCTCTGTTGCGCAACTCAACCCAAGCGCTCTGGACAAGATCGACACTGATCAGATGGTCGATGAATTTGCCGATCAGATCGGCCCGCCGGTCAAGGTGATCCGCACAGACGAGCAGGTCGCAGCCATCCGCCAGGCGCGGGAAGAGCAGCAGGCTCAGGCTCAGATGATGGAGCAGGCCGAACCCATGGCCAACGCCGTCAAGCTGATTTCTGAGGCCAACCAGCGCGGTGAGGAAGCCCTAGCCACAGCGCGGAGGGCCATCTGATGCGTGATCTGCCGTATGTCGATTTTCTCATGGACGAGGCAAAGGCCGAGACCGCCATCGAGGAGCGCACGCGCGAGTTGTACGAGCGGCGCCTGAATAACGTTTGGTCCTGGGCGCTGTCCCAGCCAGAGGGCCGGTTCCTGATCTGGTCCATCTTGGATCACTGCCACGTGTTTGGAT